GCGATACTATACGCAAACAGCGTTAAACCCAGGGAAGTATATATATGACCTTTTTAGAACGGCTACAGAAGGCTATCGGATTCGCACCAGCGCGAACCCTTCAACAAATTGAAGAGGCCGAAAGAATCACTAACAAGTATTTTGCCGCACTTTCCTACCTGGGCAGGGGGCCAATTTGGAACGATGATAATGTACAGAACTACGTAGAACAAGGGTATGCACGTAACCCCGATGTATTCGCCGTAGTTAGTGCGATAGCCCAAAAGACCGCCGCGCTGGATGTTAAGTTAATAGAGAACGTAAACGGCGAAAAAGTAGAATTAGATCACCCGGCTTTAGACCTGATATACGAACCCAACGAAGAGCAAAGCAAGTTCGATTTTATGGAGCAGCTGGCCGGCTATCTTTTAATTACTGGAAACGCTTACGACTACTGCACTTCCCCGGCCGATGGACCAAACGCGGGGCGGCCGATAAATATGTACGTGCTGCCTTCTCAGTTCATGGACGTAGTAGGCGGCGATATGGGTACACCCGTAGCCGGTTATACTATGTCTTTGTGGGGGAATGTAGAGGGGGCCGAGTTTACTACTGACGAGATTATACATTTCAAGAACGCCCAATACATCTACGGCGATGGGCAAGAGCGCTACGGAATGTCCCCGATCCGTTCGGCTTGGCGTAGTATTGAGACCGGGAACAGCGGTTACGAGGCCAATAAAAAAGGCTTGGAGAACTTAGGACCTCCGGGCGTACTGTATGATAAGGGTATGGAGGGTATAACCGATACTCTAACCGAGGTACAGCAAAGGAATTTAGAAGCCAAGTTCAGAAAGATGAGCGGCACGAAGAACAGCGGTACGATCGCGGTAACTTCGGGTAACTTGGGGTATATCAACTTCGGACTGTCCGCCGTGGACCTGGCTATAATGGACACCCTTAAAATGACGTTAGTAGACGTCTGCAACGTGTACCATGTGCCGAGCCAGCTATTTAATAGCGAGATAGGCAAGACGTACACCAACCTAAAGGAAGCGCGTAAGCAGATGTATACAGACGCCGTGCTGCCTATGGCTGACCGCATCTACGGCAAACTGTCTCGGAAGCTCTTACCAAAGTACCCAGACCTTAAAGGGCGCGATGTCTATTTCAAGGTAGACCAAAGCAATATAAACGAGCTACAGCCGGATATGCAGGAACTGGCTAACTGGCTTAATGTTTCCTACTGGCTGACACCTAACGAGGCCCGCGAAAAGATGGGCTACGAAAGGGAGGCCGACCCGATGATGGATGAAATATATATGCCCGCTGGCCGTGTTCCTATTTCGCTGAGTGGGTTAGATGCCCCACAAATAGCCGAGCAGATAAACGGCGATAGCTTGCCGAATGACTAAACGCGAAGGGGCCAAGTACTGGACCCGTAACGACCGCAAGCGGGGGCGCTATGTCCGCAAGTATAACAAGGTATTCAACAAGGCGCTAAACGACCAGATAGCAAACCTTTTAGAGTATCTGAAGTTAGCTACTGACCCGCAGGCCGTTCTAAGCGCTGTTACTACCCTGGTGCGTAGGGACGATCTTAAAGCGGCTTTCGTTGATTTATATCAAGAAGTAGGCGTAGACTTCGCGACCGGTTCCTACAATCAGATAAAAAGGGAAGTAGACAGCTCTAAGGAAATGACCTTAGAGGACTTTCAATATATCTGGACCGCTCAGATGTTAGAGTATGTAGACACCGAGGCGGCCACTTATATAACCTCTATAATAGGCAGCAGTCAAGTAGCGGCAAAGCGCATTATTCAACGGATCATAGCCGAAAGTTTAGACGAGGGTCTAAGCATCTTTGAAACTATGGAGCGCCTAAATAAGCGCGTTCCTATTGAGTGGCGGAATGTATCTAAGTGGCGAAGCGAACTAATAGCACGGACCGAGGTTCTAACAGCATCTAACTACGGAATAGACACGGGCGGCCAAAGCATAGCGGATGAGTTAGGGCTACAACTTAAAAAGGTCTGGATAGCCCGGATAGATAGCCGGACCCGAACTATACCGCCGGATGCCGCCGATCATGTAGTAATGAACGGACAGACCGTAGACCGCGACAAACCTTTTAACGTGCAAGGCCTTAAAATGATGCGACCAGGGGACCCGAGCGGAGGGGCAAAGAATCGCTGTAATTGTCGCTGCACCGTTGCATTTGTCCGGGACGATGGGCAGCCTATGTTTAGCGAAATGTAGTTTTTCGCTCTATGTAATTTTGTATCGAAATGGCTAAGACCTATAAGAACTATCCGGAGGCGGTAAGTAACAATGCGAAGAGGGGGATAGAGCTTAACGAAGCAGTTAATAATAGGTGCGCCACTCAGGTAGGAAAGGTCAGAGCGCAGCAGCTGGCCAATAGAGAGGCGATAACTTACGACACCGTTAAACGGATGTACAGTTATCTAAGCAGGGCAGAGACCTACTATGACGAGAATGATACGAAAGCCTGCGGGACTATTTCGTATTTATTGTGGGGCGGCTTGGCCGGGAAGCGATGGGCAAAGAGTATAATAGACGAAGAAGAAAAGAGTATGAGCGGTACGCTATTACATAAGGGCTTTAATGATCCGTCAATGATCGTCAAAGACGTGGACGGAAAAAAGGGCGTAGTGTCTGGCTACTTCTCTAAGTTCGGGAACGTGGACAGCCATAACGATGTAATGGCCCGCGGCGCGTACTCTAAGTCTATAGCCGAGAACGGACCTAACGGTAAAGGGCGTATAGCTCACCTTTGGAGCCATTCAAGCTACGAGCCTATCGGTAAGCTAATGGAACTGGCTGAAGATGACTACGGCCTATACTTTGTTAGTAAGCTGGTCGATAGTGCAAAGGGCCGGGACGTTATGGCCTACTATGAGGCGGGTATTATTAACGAGCATTCCGTAGGCTTTTCTATTGTTAAGATGGCTTACGAAATGGACGATGAGGACAAGCCCAAGTATGAGCGGGTCCGCACCATTACCGAGGCTAAACTGTGGGAAGGTTCCAGCGTGGTCATAGGGGCCAACGCCGAGACGCCTACCGTATCCGTAAAGTCCGGGGACGAGGTTAGTAACCTTGTAGAACGCCTGGGCAAAATGCAAAAGCTACTTCGTTCGGGTTCTACCCTGACGGACGAGGCTTTCACCCAATTAGAGATAGAATGCACCCAAATACAGAAGGCGCTTAGTTCACTCGTAACAGAGGAGCCGCACACGCACTCCGAAGAGACCGAGCCGAATTTGCTGGACATTTGGAACCGCATTAATCTGAATAAATGAATGTTTCTTAAATCTGTCTAAAATGAACGCAGAAGAACAACTGAACAAGATTGCTTCCGACGTTTCCAGCTCTGTAGAAAAGACCAGAGAAGAGCTGAACGGCCGCATTGATGCAATCACAAAGGGCCAAGCTGACTACAGCAGCCAAATCGACAAGCTGACCGACCTGGTTAAAGAGGTACAAGGCAACAGCGAAGAAGTACAGAAGCACAGCGACAAGCTGGACGCTCGTCTAAAGGAGCTTACCAAAAACGGTATGGCTACTACTAAGGCGGCCGAGCTGACTACTTCCGAGGCTATGGCTAAGTCCATCGTAGAGAACCCAGAGTACGAGGCTTACAAGAATGATCCTTCAATTCATAAGGGTATTCGTATTCCCGGTATGCTGACTAAGGCTGTAGGTACTATGACCTTCAGCGCTTCCACTACTGGAGACGTAGCCGAGCAAACTCGTTTGCCTATCCTTCCAGACGTAGACCGCCCTAACCGTGTCCGTAACTTCATTCCTCAGGGAACAATGATCGGGGACAGCGTACGCTACGCTAAGGTAACCGGCGGCGAAGGCACAGCCGGCAACCAGACCGAAGGCAACGCAAAGAGCCAGGTAGACAAGGACATGGCCGAGCAGACTTTCAACGCTCAGGTAATTGCTGCTTTCGCTCGTATCTCTACTCAGATGCTTGACGACATCAGCGGCATGACTTCCTACCTTTCTTACGAGCTTACTCGTTTGCTGATGAACCAGGAAGACAGCCAGCTTTTGACCGGGGACGGAACGGGTACTAACCTCTACGGACTTGCTGCAAATGCTGCCGATGAAAACGACCTCAGCGTATCTACTGAGTTTGCCGAGCCTAACAAGTGGGATTGCATCCAAGCGGCTTCCGGTTACTTGGCTTCTCAGGACTATATGCCCGACTGCATCATGGTAAACCCTGCGGACTTCTACACTATGGTAGGATCTAAAGGCTCCAACGGTCAGTATGTAGCGCCTTTCTACTTTGACGCCGCTCAGAACACTTATACCCTTTTCGGTATGCCCGTGTATC